TGTTACATGAAGAGACACAAACCGGAAGGATTAAGCATAGCAACTAATACTATGGATATCCTGACGGAGATTAATTCACATGCATACTTTGCAGATGTAGAGAAACCAAATCAGACGGGAGAGTATGTAACTTATGATATTTCTTGTAATGAAGACTTTGCTCTGCATGCTAAATATCATGAATGGGAAAAGATCTTTGCATTCTTTAGAGATCATCCACTTGCTATGGGTTCATTTGCTACTAAGTATGTAAATAAGGATTTACTTAAGTTTAATCCTGAAGGTAAAATCAGAATTAGATTTAGTCTTATGCCTGAACATTATAGAAGAATACTTGAACCAAATACTTCTTCTACGTTTGAAAGAATTGAAGCCCTTGATATGTTTATTGATGCTGGCTATGAAGTTCATCTTAATTTTAGTCCTGTCATTGTAAAAGCTTTTTGGTTAGAAAGTTACAGGGATTTGTTTGATGCAGTTAGTGCAAGAGCAAATGTTTTTGCCTGGGATACTAATGATGTCAAAGCTGAAGTAATCTTCTTAACACACAATGAACAGAAACATTTGTACAATCTAGAGCATAATCTACCAGGTGAGGAGCTATTATGGAAACCAGAAATACAAGAGAGTAAAATATCTGAGTATGGTGGTAAGAATATCAGGTATAAACATGATCTAAAAGCTGAGTATATTAAACAGTTTACTGAGCTACATGACCAGATTATACCTTGGAACACAATAAGATATATTTTCTGATATGGCAATTAGTATAGGTGGTGATTGGGATATTGATAAAAAAATATCCAAAGCAACTCTAAGTAAAAGAAAGAGTTTGGTAAAGAAAATTATAGAAGAACACTTTGAAATGACCTTAGTTGATACAACCCCTGTTGGTAAGAATCTAAATTACTTATGGTGGATGTATAGAAAAGGTACAAAGCAAGATCAATTTAAACCCTTCATTCTAATCTTTGAGATCAATTTATTAGTATCTTTAAATATACTCAAGGAAGATGAAGGGAAGAATATTGAATCTATGCTTGAGTCTCAGGATGAGGATAACTACTACATGGCTCTTCTTGTCATTGACAAACAACGTGAAGAAAGAATTAAACTTCACGGTAAATGGAATAAGACAGATGTATCAAAAGAGTTTGTAGATTTGGTAATGAATTATTCTGATAAAGTAGTAAAGAATTACCCAATTAATAAAAGATAAATCATGAGAGAAGAAGAACTTATAGAAGAAGGATTTGAGAGAGTTGATGTTCTTGTAGAAGAGAGTGGTGATCAAAGTGATTACTATTACTATACACTTAATCTTGAACCTGCTCTTGATTTGACATCTAATGCTAGTGATGAAGCCGGTGAAAAGAATTGGGTAGTTTACTGCTATGACTTGGAGATATGTATTAGAGATATAGAAGATATACAAACTCTAATTCTACTCTATAAGAAGTGGGCTAAGAATAAAATGTAATCCTTATGTTTTCAGGAACTTTAGTGAAGAAAAACTCCAAGCTGGGTTATTCTAATAAGAAAGATATGCTCTTGTATAATCTCTTCTTAGAAAAGATACAGGAAGGAGAAGAAGTAGAAATATTTATTTGTAAAAAAGGTAAGAAGGGTAGTGCTGCCCAGATTGCTAAAATACATGCAAGTATCAGAGAGCTTGCAGGTGAATTAGGTTTTAGCTTTGATGATATGAAACTTATTATCAAAGAGAAAGCCGGGCTTTGTTATGAGATATATGATGATGGCACAAAGAAAGCTATGTGCAAATCCTTTGGTGATTGTAGTACTATGGAGCTTACTCTTGCTATAGAAGCATTAAATGAGTTAGCTAGTAAGTACAATATTATTCTTGGGTAGGTGCTACATAACCTTCATCACCAGGTTCAAGAATTTCTTTTTCATCATAAAGATTATTTTGCTGAGCTTGTCTCTCTATTTCTGCTAGTAAAAGTGTTGTAGTATAGAATGATCTTTCAAAGTCATTCATATCCTCATACTTACCAGTCATAATTTTCTTTAGAGATTCTTCTCTTTCAGAATCATCTTTGATTGTTTGAAAGAGATGGTAAGACAAAGCTTTTACCATTAAATAAAAGCTCTTGTTGACTTTAACTTCAACAAGTGCATCATTCTTAAGTTCTTTTACTTTAATTGCCATAACACAAATATAAAAATTATGAGTTACAAACTTGATATTGAAGAAATAAAAGACAAAATACATGCTAAGCTAGAACCATCAGGATGGGGAAGAGTACTAAGAACATTTATCTACAGTAAAGAATTTGAGACTATTGTTAGTCAGTTAGTAAAGCAAACCCAAGATGGTAAAAGATTTACTCCTACTATGAAGAACTGGTTTAGAGCATTTGAAGAGTGTCCCTATGATCAGTTAAAAGTAGTTGTAGTAGGTCAGGATCCATACCCAGGGTTAGGTCATGCTGATGGGATAGCATTTAGTCTTAAAGACACTGATGATATGCAACCAAGTTTAGAGTATATGTTTGATGCAATAAACAGAACTGTTTACAACGGTGTAACTGCATGCAGAGATAAAAATCTAACAAGATGGGCTAACCAAGGTGTGTTGTTACTTAATACTGCTTTGACAACTAATGTAGGTAAGGTAGGTCAACATTATCTTATATGGAGACCTTTCTTAGCCTATGTGTTTGATTGGTTATCTTGGAATAACCCAGGCCTTGTGTATATCTATATGGGTAAAAAAGCAGAAGAGTGGTCAGACTGTGTTAATGATAACAACTATAAGTTCAATGTAACACACCCTGCTTCAGCAAGTTACAACAACTTAAAAGAATGGGATTGTAAAAATGTTTTTCAACAGACATCTGAGATAGTAAAGAGAAACTATAAATTTGACATAGAATGGTAGATATCTTTAACAAACTGCTTAAGAATGATCTTACTCCTAATCAACTTTATTTGTTGTGGTGTAAGAAGCATAACATGTGTCCTTTGTTTAATCTTAACCTGACCGTAGAATATATGCGGTTAACTAATGATGGATGGTTATTAGAAGATGGTAAATTATCTGGTAGAGCATTTGTCTTAGTACAGGAGTTAGAGTCATTCTTCAAAAACAGTAAGAAGAAAACATCTTCTGCTATTATGGGTGAAGATTTTGACAAAAGAATTGATGAATATTTAGAAATTTTTCCTAAATTTAAACTTCCATCTGGCAAATATGCTAGGACTGACAAGAAGAATTTAGAGAATAATTTTAGGTGGTTCTTTGAGAATCACAATTATGATTGGGAGACGGTGATTAATGCAACAAAAATGTATGTAGATGAATATGAAAGGCAGGGATATAAGTACATGAGGACATCACAGTACTTTATCAGAAAACAAAACTCCGCAGAAAAATCATTTGAATCTGAACTAGCAAACTATTGTGAAGTATATCAGAATGGTGGCGGGGATTACACAGAAACACATTTTAGTGAGAGAGTAGTATGAGAAGTTTTAGACTTCTCAGTATTGCTGTAATAGGAACAATCATTGGTTATACAGTTATTAACCTTGTTATTGTACCCCTGTCTATCTGGCAATATCTGGGAATAGAATTAGTAATTACAGTGTTACATCTTCTCTATAACTACGCAAAGAGAGAAGAACAAACACAAGTAATAGATGAGTAATGTAAACAAGACTCCAAAGAAAAGATGGAGTAGTCAGAGGGAGGGTTTTCAAGAGTCACTTAGATATCTGCAAGGTAGAATGCAGGGTAATATCAGAAGCCTCAAGACACCTTGGCCAAAGTTTAATGATGCTATGACAGATGGTATTGAATGGAATACTATTACTGTTATTGGAGGAAGACCTGCAAGTGGTAAGACATTGATTGCTGAGCAAATTGTAAGGGAATCATTTGTTCTGAATCCAGGGGAAAATTTCAGAGTCTTGCAGTTTCAGTTTGAGATGCTTGCAAGAAGTTCTGCAATCAGGGAATACTCCAGTGTCATAGGTAGGTCATATAAGTACTTATGTAGTGCTGATGGTAAGCTAAGTGATACTGATTTACAAAGATGTTATGATTATGCAAAGTCCAAAGTTAAATATCCCATAGATATAGTAGAGACACCTTGTACAATAGCTGAATTCAAGGAGATTATAGGGGAGTATATGATGGAACACGCAACGTATGATTCTACAGGCAATATGATTTTTCCAAAAGTGTTGATTACTATAGATCACTCTTTATTGTTTAAGAAAGCACCTTATGAGAAAGATAAGCATGATATGCTTAACAATCTTGGTGAGATGCTTACACACCTCAAAAGAGTTTATCCTATAGCTTTTGTTGTGCTGAGTCAGCTCAATAGAAATATAGATAACCCTGAGAGAAATGAAGAGGGTAAATATGGTAATTACATACTTGAATCTGATTTATTTGGGGCAGATGCTCTGTTACAGCATGCTGATACTGTTATAGGTATCAATAGACCTGCTAAACAGAAGATTAGGTTTTATGGCCCTGATAGGTATGTGATTGAGGATGACCGGGTTTTAGTATTACACTTTCTAAAATGTAGAAATGGTGATACAAGACTAAGTTTCTTTAAAGCTGAATTTGAGAAAATGAAAATTGTAGAGATGATTACACCTCCTCAACAGGAGAAAAGACTAACAACTAAATAATGTAAATTATGAGTTTATCAACTAAAAGTACAATCAACAGGTATGAGAAAACTGAAGAGCTGATTAAACACCATGAGTGGAAGTTTAATCTCATTCAGGAAGACAGTCCTTTGTTTATTCCCAAGTGTGCTTATGTTCCTAAAGGAAAGAGTGAACAACATATTGGTTTCTTTCCAAGTGAGATCAAGAAAGGTAAGGACATTTACACGGAGTTTACAAGTATTGAACTTGAACCTGAAGACCCAAACAGAACTCTTTACAAGTGGAGGCATAATCCTCACTATGAAGAAGAGTATGACAAAACTGAAGTGACCGCAACAGGTCAATTTAGGTATTTGATTCCTGTATCAGAACTTGTTAAGATTGAGTTTGAACCACAGGATGCTACAGAGACAGGTGTGTTTCCTGACTTTGAAGAGATAATGGATCCAGATTCTGATTCTCCTATCAGTCAATTGACTATTAGAGATCTTGCTGCAATCTTGTTAAAGAAACCAGTGAGTCAGAAAGCATGGTTAAATGAAATTATCAAATCTTAAGTTATGGGAATAGTATTGCCAACAACAAAGCAAGCTCCTACTCATAAGAGCCCTAAGAATCTAATTATCTTTTCTAAGCCTAAAATAGGTAAGACAAGTTTGTTGAGCACTCTTGACAACTGTCTAATCTTAGACTTAGAAGGAGGTACTAAGTATCTTAACTCTATGAAGGTAGAGGCCAGTAGCTTTGAAGAAATCAGAGAAATTGGAAAAGCTATCAAAGAAGCAGGCAATCCATACAAGTACATTGCAGTAGATACAATCACTGCATTGGAAGAGATGGTAGTACCTTATGCTGAAGTGCTTTATTCTAAGAGTCCAATGGGTAAGAACTGGTTTAATCCAGGTGGTGGTAAAGAAAAGTATGGAACTATTCTTGGCCTACCTGAAGGTGCTGGTTATTATTGGACAAGACAAGCCTTCACTAAGGTGATTGATTACATTCTAACTTGGGCTCCTTATGTGATCTTTGTTGGTCACGTAAAAGACACTCAGTTAGAAAAGGCAGGTGGTACATTTAATGCACTTGACCTAGATCTGACAGGTAAGTTAAAGAGAATAACAACTTCTAACTCTGATGCTATTGGTTACTTGTATAGAAAGGGAGATAAGAATATCCTTAGTTTCAAGACTAATGATGATATCTCTTGTGGTGCAAGACCAGAGCATTTGAGAAATCAAGAAATTGTGGTTTCTGAAATTGATGAGACCGGTGAGTATAAGACTTACTGGGACAAAGTATTCGTAGATTAATAATTAAAAACAAACAAGATGGCTTTAAGCACAACAGACCTAGTAAAGGAAGGTGGCGGTGGACTACCTAAGACAATTGCACCAGGAAATCATACACTAAAGATTAATAGTGTAGCACTTGAGGAATTCAAATTCATTGCAAATGCATATCATGTGATGATTAATGTAGAAACTGAACCTATTGATGGTTTTGAAGGTTTCATGATTGACAAAGATGATGAAAGCAAGGGTCACTATGCAGGTCAAATAGGTAGGGTGAAAGCATCTCAGTATGCATATGCTGACGGTGAAACTAAATCCGGTATTAAGATTCAAAGAGATAGGTCTATCCTAATCTTCTTACAGAACTTGTGTAAGTCTTTGGATATTAATGACTGGTTCTTGAGCCAAGATAACAAGCATGACTCTATTGAAGAGTTTGTTGCAGCGTTTAATAGTACTGCACCATTTAAGGATAAGTATCTGGAGATGTGTGTAGCAGGTAAAGAGTATGAAGGCAAAGGTGGCTACACAAATTACGATATGTGGTTACCAAAAGGGTCCAAAGATGGATATGCCTTTGCTCCTAAAGGTGGTAAAGTTCTTCAATATGATGAGACTGAACACCTTAAGAAAATGGAAGTACGTCCTGTAGAATCATTTGGTGATGATATGGATGTACCACCTAGAGTTGCCTCTGACTTCTCTCTTGACTAATAGTTGAGGGGGAGTTAGAAATAGCTCCCCCTTTATTATTAAACTTGCTGTTATGATTTCTACAAAAAATATTATTGGGAGTATTAATGATGTCCCAGCAGAATGGGTATTTGAATATTATCTTTCATTAAGTGAGAAACTGACAGGTCAAGATGTAAAGATTCACTCTGTATTTAAGACAGAGAAAACACCATCAATGTTTGTTTACTTTAAAGCCGAAAATAATGAGTATAAGTTCAAAGACTTCTCATCAGGCAAACAAGGTAACAAGGTAACACTAGTCAGTGAACTCTTTAATATAACTTATGCTACGGCAATCAACAAGATATGTTCTGATTATGAAAGGTTTCTGAAGGACAATAACTATTGTTCTGTGAATGAATACAAGATTCAATCAAAGTATAGGGTAAGTGATTATGAAATGAGACACTGGACAAATGTTGACGGTAAGTTTTGGATGAAGTTTAAACTTAATTCTGATTTACTTGAGAAATATAATGTCTCCGGGCTTTCATATTTTACAATGCAGAAAGAAGAAGATGGTAAAGTATCTGAGATAACATTTAGAGGTAATCATATCTATGGTTACTTTAGAAATGATGGTACTCTATACAAGATCTATCTTCCTAACAATCCAAACAAGAAATTTATCAAAGTACAAAACTATATCCAGGGTCTGGATCAGTTGACGTATGAGAAAGAGTTCTTGATTATTACATCCTCACTAAAAGATTTAATGGCCTTTGCTAAACTTGGATACAAAAATGCAGAGTCTGTTGCACCAGACAGTGAGAATACTATGATTCCAGAACAGTATATTAAGTCTTTTAAGAAGAAGTATGGTGGAGTATGTGTCCTGTTTGATAATGATGAAGCCGGTATTGCTGCTGCTCAAAAGTATCAGGAGAGATATGGACTTAGCTATATAGTGCTGGATATGTCCAAGGACTTATCTGACTCTGTAAAAGATTTTGGTATACAAAAGGTAAAAGAAAAACTACATGGATTATTAACTAATGCACTTAAGAAATGAGTTGGATATTTGAAGGTAAAGAGTTTACAATACAGGATATTCCTGAAGGAGCAGTAGGGTTTATTTATATTATGACAGCCATAATAGATAAGAAATCTGTTGCTTACATAGGAAAGAAAAACTTCTTTGCTAATATCAAGAAGCCGTTGGGTAAAAAAGCTCTGGCTATGGTTACTGATAAGAGACTCAAGAAGTATAGGCATGAATTAAAGCCTGACTTTATAAATTACTATAGCAGTAACAAGACTCTTAAAGAATTTGCAAAGTCTGGAGGAGTAGTTAAAAGAGAGATTCTCCGTATATGTAACTCAAAAACTGAGCTAACATATCAAGAGACTAAGTATCAATTTATGTATGAGGTTCTTGAGAAGGATGAATACTTGAATAGTAACATCTTAGGTAGGTTTTACAAAACAAAGTAATTATGACAGAAATAGAAGTAACAGGCCTCTTAGTTGAGTTGGCCAATAAGGGTATTGGTGGAATATTTATATCATATGATGGCGGAGGAGACTCTGGGCAAATAGAACAAATTACATATACAGAAAAAATGATTGATGATCTTGATACATTAGAAGAGATGTACGATCATGGTATTGATTACAATAATGATTTACAAAAACTTGATTCATCTTTATATGCACAGTTAGAGAATTATGCATATAGAACTTTGTTAGATAATATAGAAGACTGGTGGAATGAAGAAGGTGGTTTTGGTTATGTAGTAATACATATTCCCTCTGGTGACTATAGAATAAACAATAGTATACGAGTAAATAATGTTATTGATCATATTCATGAAGGTAAACTAACAGAAAAAACTAATGGATGATTTTAGATTTTGGTTAGAGAATTTGGATACTCAAACTCTGACAGATGAATTAAAGCAAGAGATAATTGAATATGCTGAAGACTTAATAGAGGATGCACATGCTGAAGGTTATCAACAGGCAAAAGAAGACGCACTTGAAAAAATAAGTTCTTTATAATGGCACATCCGTATGAACATGCTAAATCTAGTGCCCGGAAATGGGGTGGAGAACCTGAAGAGTATTTAAAGTATCATGAATGGTTTGATGCTACTAAAGCTTGGTTAGGAAATAGCATGCATAGAATGTTTAGGCATCACAGTGAAGGTATATTTGAATTGGAAAGACTTTTTGGAGTTAGCTTTATTAACTCTATAGGTAAAACAGTATATACCAGATACATAGGTGAACAACATGTAAAGGAGGATTGCTTTGGATATATTCCTAGTGCAAAAGAATGGATTGATAACATTAACAGTCCAAAGGAGTGGATGATTAGAACAATTAAAATTGAAGACTGATGAAAATAAGCAAAGAAGAAGCTGAGAATGTAATGACTATGTTGCTGTCTACAGATCAGGAGAATGCAACAATAGGTTTTGCTGCAATTGAGGCTTTTAAATTTAGTAGTGACAATGTTGGATATCTGATTTACTTCTATAAGTTTTCTAAGTATACTATTGACCAGTGGAAGACAAATGCTCCCAAGGCAACTGCTGTACTTAAGAAGCATATAAATATTGAGAGACCCTTAACTTATGCAAGAGCAATTCAAATTATGATAGATTTGAAAACTAGTAAGGATGCAATTGAGCTAACTCTAAACAGACATGTTGGAGAACTTACAAGAATGCTTGAGAGTATGGGTTACCCTACAGACAAAATGGTTATTGATATTAAACTCAAAGAACAATGAGTAAAGCAGCAACACTTGCAAAGGCAAGTAAAGACTTGATGTGGAAAGAGCCATTCTATGGGTTCTTTCTTATTATGCTAAATAAGGTGTGGGATAAAAGAGTTCCCACAGCCGGTGTTAGTAAGAATGGTATCAACTATCAGCTTACTATTAATGAAGACTTTTGGACAGATCTTTCTGATAATCACAGACTGGGTCTTCTGAAACATGAGTTATTGCATATTGCATATTTTCATTTGAGTAAATTCTTTGAGTTTCAGGATAAGAGAATGGCAAACATTGCAATGGATATGGAGATCAATCAATATATTGATGACGAGTTTCTTCCTGAAGGTGGTATTAATATAGATGATTATCCTGATTTGAATTTACAGAGAAAAGCAGGTACTAGGTATTATTATGATGAGCTGAAGAAAGCTCAACAGCAAAAGCAACAGAACGGTAGCTCAGGTGACTCTAACTTTGATAAGTTATGTGATGCTATGGAAGCTGGTGCAATTACTGTTGTAATATCTGGAGGGCCTATGGGTGATAAGGAAGTAAACATGCCTAATCATGGTACTTGGGAGGAGTTTGAAAACTTACCAGAAGCAGAGCAAAAGCTTATTGAAAAGCAGTTAGCTACTCTACTTAATGAAGTTGCAGAACAAACTGCTAAGAAAAGGGGTAATGTACCTGGTCATATTGAAGACTTTCTAATTAAAGCAAATCAAATAATTCCACCTAAGTTTGACTGGCGTGGATATATTAGAAGGTTTACTGGAAATAGCACAAAGGTGTTTACTAAGAAGATACGCAGAAAGGAGAACAGGAGATATTCTGATAATCCAGGTCTTAAGATTAAGATGAAACAGCATATGCTTCTTGGTATAGATACTTCTGGGTCAGTGAGTAATGATGAACTTCAAGAGTTTATGAATGAGATGCAACACATCCATAAGACCGGAGTTGATATTACTATTATCCAATGTGATACTGTTATTAGATCTATAGAACCATACAATGGTAAAGATGAGATAAAAGTACATGGTCGTGGTGGTACTGAGTTTGACCCAGTATTAGAGTATTATAATGCAAATCTTAGAAAGTATACAAGCCTTATTTATTTTACTGATGGTGAATGTGGTGCTAGTGTAAAACCAAAGAATCCAGTGTTATGGGTTCTGTCTGAAAGATCAAGTATGAATAATAGCCTTCCTGGCAAAGTAATTAAGTTAGAACTTTAAAAACAAACAAAATGGCTCAAGTAAAATTAAACATTGATGAACTGAAAAATTTTATAAATCACATGGTTGTTAACAACCAGTTTATTCAAGCTCAGGGTAAAGTTCCTGTAGCTGTTAATATTGAGGGTGAGGCAGGTCTTGGTAAGACTTCTTCTATCCTGCAACTTGCAAAAGAGCTTGACATGGCTGTAATTAAACTTAATCTAAGTCAGATTGAGGAGTTAGGTGATTTGGTTGGTTTTCCGTTCAAAGAGTTTGAGGTTGAGAACAAAGATGGAGCTAAGAAATGGATACAAGAGAGTTTGCTTGATACTTATATCAAAGGTGGATTTAGACCTACAAGTCAAAGCAGAATGTCTCATGCTTCTCCTGAGTGGATTCAGGGACAGGGTGAAGGTGGCTTCTTGATTCTTGATGACTATACTCGTGCAGATCATAGATTTATGCAAGCTACTATGGAATTAATTGACAGACAAGAGTATATCTCTTGGAAGTTACCAAAGAACTGGCATATTGTTCTGACTACCAATCCAGACAATGGTGACTATAATGTTACTAGTCTTGACGTAGCTCAGAAGACCAGATTTATTTCTGTTGAGGTAGACTTTGATGTAAACGTATGGGCTAAGTGGGCAGAATCTGCAGGCATAGATGGTAGATGTATCAACTTTATGTTGATGAATCCAGAGGTTATTGGTAAGTCTGTTAACCCAAGATCAATTACTACTTTCTTTAACTCAATTAGTTCTATTCAAAAGTTTGAAGAAAGCTTGCCGTTGATTCAAATGATTGGTGAGGGTTCTGTTGGTGATGAGGTAGCTAGTCTATTCACTATGTTTATTAATAACAAGTTGGATAAGATTATACCACCACAGGAGATCATAAATAATCCTAATGAGCAGTATGTAATTGGTGCTTTGACAAGTGCAGTTGGTAAGGGAGATGACTTCCGGGCAGATTTGTCTAGTGTGATTACTACTCGTGTTATCAACTATTGTCTACATCATGCAGAAAACAATAGTGTGCCAGATGCAATGATTAAGAGATTGGTAAAACTGACTACAGACTGTGACTCATTTACTGATGACCTTAGATATTATATGGTCAAAGAGATAGTCAATGGTAACAAAGTTAAGTTTAGTAAGCTCATGATGGACAACGCGGTAGTCAAGATGGCAGTCAGGTAAATCAGGATTACATCAGTTCCCCCCTTAACGGAACACCTACCTATATTTAAACAATAATAGGGCAGTGATATAGCTGCCCTTAATTTCCTTTATTATGAAAAGATATCTTCATATAAATTTTAATAATTACAGTCCGCTGGAAATTAAAGACTTATCCTTTGTATTAGGATATATGGATGATCACAATGAAAAAGATTTGTCTGAATTTATTACTGTACACAAAGATATTAGTATTGGACAGAATGAGAAGTTTTATTTTCTGCCTGGAGTAACTATTCCAAGAATAAAACTAAAAGATCTCTATGCTAGTACTAAATCTAAAACAGTACGTGACATATCTGATGCAACTAAGATTATTACAGGCATCAAAACTATAAATGCACTGTCTGATAGAAGATGGTATCATTATGCTAAAACTGAAATAGTAAAAGATCTGATTGAACAAAGAAGTGTAGATATAGGAGAGTCTAGATACAAGGAGATTATGGAAATTCTAAATAACTATAAAGAAGATATAGTTATTGGTGGTTCTGATCTTCATAACATACTAAAGCATTATCATTATGATACTGAAAATTATTCTAGATATTCTGTAGGCTTTACTTATATAAATAAAGACTATGAAGACTTGTATGAGCATATTGCAAAAAATGATATTTATGATGAGGCATCTTTAATCAGTATTGTAAACGGAGAAGACTCTACTACTATTGATGAAGCAATGTACCAGACTCTTACTGAAATGTTTACAAGTTCAGATAAAGATAACTGGACTCTTGCAATGGAGATCATGGCTAACTGTAACTATAATGAGAGTTTACTGTATCTATCTTTTCTATTTGAGAAATATTCTAATAGAATATCAGATCAGAAAACAAGAAATCATGTAAACTTTAAGTCTTTGTGTTCTTATATGGGATTCACTAGTACTACATATTGTAGTATGAGGATAGATGATGTAATTCAAATTCAGTTAGATAAGGATGTTTTTACTAAAGAAGCAGGTCGCAGAATTCTTGAACAGTACAAATCAGACATTGAGTATGGAGGAAACACAAAATTCCTTAAGGTTGCTAAGATCACCTTTGATGAGTCAGTAATGGAATATTTAAAACAAAAGGAGGCAAAAAATGAGCCTGAGCATATTGAATGAGGAATTAGAAAGATTCTATTCTGAGAAATTTTATTTCAGTTATAGTAGCATAAACAAGCTTATGTATTCACCACAAGCTTTTTATAGTCACTATATACTGAAACAGAAAGAAGATAAGACAGATGCCCACCTGATTGCGGGTAGGGCACTGCACTGTCTTCTGTTTGAACCAAATAAGTTTGATGATTACTTTGTAATGTTACCGGGTAAGATTCCAACAGAAAGTAACAAGGTGATTATTGATCATATTTTTAATAATCATTATGTTCCAATGAATAATAATTCATTATCTTTGGAAGACTTCCCGCAAGAGATACTCAATCAGCTACTCACAAATAATCTTTATCAATCACTCAAGACTGATGCTCAAAGAGTAGAGAAGATTCTCACTGACAACAACAAAGAATATTTTGATTTCTTAAAGATCAGAGATACTAAAACTGTAATTGACCCTGCAGTAAAACAACAGGCAGAAACATCAGTTGAGGTTCTCAGAAACAATGACAAGGTTAAAGCTTTACTTCAATTGGATCATGATAACTCTCAGAATGTCACAGTGTTCAAGGAGTTACCATTGATGTCTGATTCTGACAAATATGATTTTGGTTACAAGGGTATCCTTGACAATGTTGTTGTAGATGAAAACATCAAAACTTTATTTATTAATGACTTAAAGACAACTAACAAAGCAATTCAGGATTTCCCAAACTCAGTTGATTATTATCGTTATGATATTCAAGCAGTGATCTATTCAATTTTAGCTTATAATGAATTCATAAAAAACAAAACAGACTCTGAAGAATGGAAGATTGTAATTACGTTTATTGTTATTGATAAGTATAACCAAGTCTATCCTTTCCAAGTGTCTGAAGAAACACTGGCTAAGTGGTATGATAATTTCTATGATATTCTTACACAGTTAGAGTATCATTACAAGAGTAGAGATTACACCTTGCCCTATGAGCTAGCAGTAGGTAATGTAAAACTCTAAATTTTATGGCAATAGATGCGCTTTATAAAGATTATTTTCAAAAGTCCAAGGTGTTCTTATATCCGCTCCTTGGTTTAAAAAGAGGTAGTGCAGCAGCTCCAAAACAGTGTTATCTGAGTTGGAATAATGCTATCACTCCCGAGGATATGAAATTAATATGTGTTTACACAAAAAGATCTGATTCAGAATACAAGCAGTTTGAAGCAAAGTTTCTAATTAATCATAAGAGATTATCTGATTATATAGAATTACAAGACAATGAACTGCTACTAGCATTTGATTTTTCTGACATAGAATCTGATTGGAAGTATTTTATTAATGGTAAATACAGCAAAATGGACAGTGATTTAAGGCGCAGAATCTTAAACCATTTTGATAAGCATAGCGGAAGCTATCCTTATTTGGAAAGTTTCCTCTTTCCAAATAAGTACTTCAGCCTTTATTCAACACTACTAGCTGTTGATGAACAAATTTTAAGAGATGTTGGAGAATTATGTACTCCTCCAGACCTAGAAAAAGAAAACTTAGTCGCACAAGTATTAGATTTGGAAAACAAAAAAATTCTAGGTTAATTTGTCAAACAATTAAAAACCAACAAAAATGAATCCAATTGGAGGTAACATGCTTCTTGTAAAGTCTTCCTGGAATGACGGAGAAACTTTCAGAATGCTCCCAGTAACAGAAGACTGTCCTTATGTAGAATGTATCTTTGATCCTTCTACCAAGGTGTTTGTAATCATTAGTAAAGTAGTAAAGACTACATTGCACATGCTGCCTAAGCTTGATGACAATGGTGATCCTGCTCCACTAAAGACTAAGAGACCTAATGGTAGAACTGTGAAGGAAGAACGTAAGACTATTGAAACTTTTCAAGAGTTTTACATTGAAGACAAAGATGCTATTAATGCTTTGGTAGACTTGTTTGCTATTAACAAAGACAAGTTTGATTACAAGAAGTATTTAGAAGTAAAGTAAACCCTGTTGAAAACAGATAGAAGGGGGAGTGGGTAACTACTCCCTTTTCTTATCTAAACACATTACAAATGAAGACACACTATGTCATGGATTACGAGACTCTCAGTAATTGTTTCGTAGCAGTATTTGAGGATATAAAAAGTACACACACTGAAGTATTTGTAGTACATGATCTTCAGAATGATATTGATGCATTGATTGAGTTTCTTGAGAGGAATGTCACCCTTGGTGAATGGCATGTGTCCTTTAATGGTCTCGGGTTTGACAGTCAGATTACTGAGTATATTCTTAGGAACTCTGACCAGTTGCGTGAGATGGGTGGATGTGAGATTGCTGAATGGTTATATGGTAAAGCCCAAAGTATTATACAGAAACAAGATACCGGTGAATGGTTGGAGTTTAGTCCAAAGGATCTCCAGATTAACCAGGTAGATGTATTCAAACTTAATCATTGGGATAATCCAGCTAAGAGAAGTTCACTAAAGTGGATTCAGTTCACAATGGATTGGGAGAACATAGTTGATATGCCTATCCATCACAGTACTAAGATTAAGTCTCTTGATCAGATAGAAGAGATAATCAAGTATTGTAAGAATGATGTGAGCTCCACTAAGAAGATTGCTTTCCTTAGTAAAGATCAAATTGCTCTCAGGAAACAACTGACTGATGAGTATAACATCAACCTATTCAGTGCATCTGAGCCTAAGATTTCAAAGGAGTTATTCTTACATTTCTTGAGTAAGAAACTCAATGCAAAGAAGTATGATTTAAAAGGTCTGAGAACAAGACGGGACAAGATTATTGTAAAAGATATTATCCTAGACTGTATTAAGTTTAAGACAGCAACATTTCAGAAGCTACTAAGTAAATTTAAAGAAGTAGAGATTGACACAAAAGAAACAAAAGGTGGCTTCAAATATTCTATACAATACAAAGGAGTAAAAACTGATTTTGGTCTTGGTGGTATTCACGGTGCACGGACAAGTAAAGTCTATGAGTCTAATCAGGATATGATAATTATGACTAGTGATGTTACTAGTTTCTATCCTAACCTGGCTATTAGAAATAACTGGTCACCGGCACATCTTCCAAAGAAAGAATTCTGTGAACAGTATGAGTGGTTCTTTGAGGAGAGAAAGAAGATACCAAAGAAGGACATTAGAAACTATGTCTATAAGATCATACTTAACTCAACTTATGGTTTGAGTAATGATGAGAATAGTTTTCTATATGATCCTGAGTTTACAATGAGAATTACAATTAATGGTCAGTTAACTCTGGCTATGTTGTATGAGATGATTGCAGAAGGTATCCCTGGCTCTATCCCTCTAATGCAGAATACTGATGGTCTTGAGACTATGATCCCAAGAGAATATCAGGATAAGTATTATGAGATATGCACAGAGTGGGAGAAGATTACAAACTTACAATTGGAGCATGACACATATAGTAAAATAATCTTAGGTGATGTAAATAACTATATTGCTGTTACTGAGTCTGGTTCTGCTAAGTGTAAGGGTAGATTTGAGTTTGAGAATCTGGCCCTACACAAGAACAAAAGCTTTGCTGTAATTGCTAAGGCTATCTTCAACTATTTTGTACACGGTATTAAGCCGGAGGATTACATTAAGACAAACAGAAACATATATGATTATTGCGGTGGCAAAAAGATAAAGGGTGATTGGAAGTTTATAGAAGAGTTTGTCAAAGATAGAAATCATACTACTAAAGATTTACAAAACACAATAAGATATTACGTTTCAAACAAGGGTAGTAAGATAGTTAAGTTAAACTATCTAGACAATAGGCAAACACAAGTAGAGGCCGGTAAATGGCTACAGAAACTTTTCATAGACTTTGAAGATAAACCTTTTGAAGAATATGATATTAACTATGATTATTATCTAACAAGGGTGTACAAGGAGATAAAGAACCTTGAGCCCAACAAAAATCAATTAACACTATTTTAATTATGCCAAGAAAAATTAAAGATGTAACCAGAAATTATCTGGAGAATGTTCCTCTGCCTGTACATGGGCAGAGTTACACTGTAATTTCTCACAAGTCTATTATTGATTATGCTAATCAAGAACTAGCTAATCAAGGGTTTGGTATTCTAAATGAAGAGTATAGGTCTTCAATTGATGGGCAGATTGCTCAAGGTATATACAGGTTGCAGTATGGTACTGATCCTGAGATGAATGTCATGTTTGCATGGACAAACAGTTATAACAAGCAAATAAGATTTAAGTGTGCAACAGGTGGTTATGTAAATTCTAATCAAACTGTAATGCTTGCCGGTGAACTTGGTAGCTATGCTAGAAAGCATACGGGTACAGCAGATGCAGATGTGATTGCAAGTATGCAAAGTCAGATTGTTAATGCTACTATGTATTATAATCAGTTGGTTGCTGATAAAGAAGTAATGAAGACTATTACTCTGAGTACAAGAAAACAAGCTGAGTTGCTTGGTGTTCTGTTTGCAGAGTATGAGATTCTTACTACTGAGCAGGCTAGTATTATCCGTCAACAAATGGATAAGCCTAGTTATTTCTACAATGGTGGTAAAGATACTCTCTGGGCATTCTATAACCACGTAACTGTAGCATTACAGCAGTCTCACCCAAGAACTTGGATGGAAGACCAAAGAATGCTACACTGGGTAATTAGTAATGAGTTTGATCTTACTGCAACAGCACCGGATCTTACACAAGATGAAGAGCTTAGTGCACCAGCTATTGATCCACTCTATGTGATTCCTAATCAGACTAACCTGTTAGATCAGATTGCTGAAGTAGAAGAAGAACCTTCAAGTGTTACTTTAAGTGAGACAGTTCAATATACTGATATTCAAGGTAATACATTTGAAGCTCAAGTGGTAGATGTAACATTTACAGAAGAGTTAACTGAGGCAATATCTGAGAAGTTTGAGGCTGAAGCTGAAGAACTAGTATGGAATGTTCCATCTCTAGAACCTACTCCTGAAGAATATGAAATCTTTGAGGAAGAGGAGAGAGTATCATTTGATACTATCAACCTCAATGAATCTACTAAAGTTGCAGTAGTTGTAGAGAATAAGAATGATGATTTTGATCTAAGCTTTGACTTAGATGAGAATCCAGATAATGATTTGTTTTTGTAAAGAAAAGGGGGAGTCTTAGGACTCTCCCTTTCTTTTTTTTAAATCCTACTATATTTCTCCATATTCTCAATGAGTGTTTCTGGATCACCAGTTTTTCCAGAGAATCCGAATGCATTGAGTGTATGAGTTATAATTTTTGCAGAACCTTCATCTTGCCATGAGTATGGTCCAACATCTCTCTTATAGTATGCACTATCATTCATGATTATCATGTTAACTATGTCTTCAAAGATTTTCATGTAAATCTTTATAGTTGAGTTAAATGCTGGACTTGTGACACTCATAAACTTAGAGTATTCATCAAGACCTAATCCTGGTATTGGCATATATGTTGAAGTTTCTTGTTGAACTCCAAGTAATAAAAAGAGCATATGATTAGTCATATAACCTCTCAGTTTGAAATCAGGAGTAAACAAAGGCCCTGATGCCTCTCTCATTTTTTCAAATCTGTCTTCATCATCATCATCATATGCAAAGATTAATAAAGCAGCAAGTGCAAGGAACAGTGTAGTAAAGCCTTCACTTACCATTCTTCTAACATCTGCTTTATCTTGTTCATCCATGTAATTATAATAGTTACCCCAAGACTTGATAAGCTTATAGCCTGCAATAAATGAAGTAATATAGTATCCTCTTGTTGGTTGCCCAAGTCCCCAGTCATATCTCTTACCACCCCAGTTACCTTTTTTAGTAGACATTCCGAATCTCTTTACAAAACCTGTAGTTGCCCACTTTCTCATAAAGAAGAACATTCTATATGCTAAGTACATATTACCTTCTGGTTGCCCAAACTGGTCATAGTTACCATACAATTGTCTAGAGACAGTCTGAAACTGATTTTTAAATCTCTTAAACTTAACACCCTTGGCAATAACCAATTCAGTACCTGTCTCAAGATCTTTTACATCTTTAATTTCATTCTTAGCTTTAAGATCTTCAACTGTAATGTAATATTTATTTGCAATCTGCTCAAGTGTTTCACCTTGGATATAAGTATGGTAAACCTGACGATTACCCCATTCTGGATCAATACCTTTTTTAAGTGTCATTACACCATCTTCATCAAGTTCCCATGCATCAATATATCTTATTGGAATTACAGTACCATCACTTAACGTCTGATCAATGTACTTATGGTGCATAAACCCTCCAAATAACTGAAGAGCAGCTTCAAATTCACCAAACTTTCTAAAGTCATACATCCAGGAGCCATCTACTAAGTCTTTAATCATACTTCTTCCAACTGACATACCGTACTGATCTTCAGTTTTAAAAGAAGGATCAAACTGTTGTATAAGTTGTACTGTAAGACTCTGTTGGCCGGTAGTATAGATACCTTTTGCTGACCACTCTGTGATAGCTTTAGTAGCCCAAACTTTACCAAGTGCAAGTGTTTTTAAGTTTACAAACTGACCACCACTTGCCTCTATAACATTTTGTACTATCTGACCATATCTGTTCTTTAAATCTGAAGGTATGTTTACAGCAAGTGTTGCCATCCCTGCTGTTCTTTGCATAAAGTTGGTAAGCTTAAATAGCCACGGGTTACTTTCCTCAATACCTACTACATTCCTTCCGTAGAGTTCTCTCATTACAAGAGATCTTACTTGCTCTCTTCTATTGTAGACTTCACCGCGTGACTTAGATACAGCCTCAAGAATACCTTCTACTTTGAATTTTTGTCTGCTTACCTTTCTTGGATCTTTAGGTGCATTAGAAGGGTCATCTAATGTTTCTAAGATACCTTCTATGAGAGCTGCAGATTCAATAAGCTTTGTTTGTAAGATACCAGACATTTGATACCTAAAGAAATTTCTAATAATATCAGGTGAAACCTTTTCAATCTCCATGTTATACGTACCACGGATTGGAACATAAGCAATTTCTTCACCTAACAAATCTGTGTTTACAAATATCTGATTAGGGTTAAAGTTATGGCTTCTTTCAAATTCAGCTTCATTACTTGAGCGGAAGTTGTCATCTATCCATGCTTTAAATGAACCTTTAATCTGAGAAATTTTCTCAGCCATATTTGTTCCTTGTAAGACTTCAAGACTATTATCAATAAAGAACCTAGGCATATCATAGCCTACTCTTGAAGAAAGAGGTAAGTTTTTTTGAATATCAAGTGAGAACTCTTTTAGTAGCTCAATTAATTCAAACTGTGGTGTATTCTTTAACTGTGCATATTCTTTATTGATGTACTTATCATCAGCAGCACTATTCTTTTTACCTGGCTCATACTTTCTTGGTAACCAGTTACCAGCAGGGTCTTTATAAATACCAATGTAATTTTCCCAATCTTCACCAATAGGAATAGTACGGTATTCATTTCTTACTACATACTTAGAATGCCTAGCATTTGGAATACCATTAAAGGTTACCTCTTTACCAGTTGTGTTATCAACTACTGTAGTTTTAATAATTTGATCTGGATCAGAAGGAATTGAAATGCTATAAGCCATTAGTCTTTCTCTAACTAATGTAGGTTTACCATTTATAAATTTTTCTACCTCTACGTGATTGTTTACAAACCACTTACCAAATTTATCATCACTATAAACTAATTCTGCAAACTCAGCTGAGTTAATAAACTCATCTACATTTTCAGGAGTAACTTCAGGTTGACCAAGTTTAGTTAAGTAGTAGTTTAGAGTATCAATATAGTATTCAGTAGGCACTTTACTACTTAACTCACCTAATCTTTTGTAGATATCATTCATCTCTTTTCTTTCAGTAAGAGATAAACCTTGACCTTGTTTTTCAAGTAGAGAAATGTATCTTTTCTTTTCTATACTAGAAAGCTCTTGGCCGGCATCAATTCTAGCTTGATAGTTATCAAACTCTGTTAACTGTTCATCAGTAAGACCAATGTTTCTGTTGTAGTTATCTTTGAACTCAATGATTTGTTCCTGAAGTTCTTTGATTCTTTTTAATCTATCTGGTCCTAATTCAGAAGGAATAGGTTGATTTTGCTCATCCCTGAATCCATTCAACAAGTCAAATATTTCTTCATAAGCACCACTCATATCAAAGTCAGATGCCATAGATAGATTTTCTTTAGCCTGTAGTTCTCTAAGTCTTGTTATATCTTCACGCTTAGAATCATAGTATTCCTGAGCATAAGCTACTCTAAGATTTTGTTTCTCCCACTGTTTTATTTTATCCTCAAATTCTTTATCACCCCTTACAATATTTTGAGATGTCAAGAGATCAATGAACTGATTATATGCATTCTGAAGTGAGCCTTCTTTAGGAATAAATGTTCTGTACTTTTTATTCTTTTCTCTGTACTCTCTAAGAAGTAATGCTTTAGATAAATCATATACTCCATTAGCCGGATCATCAACTTTAGGACTACCATCGGCATAAGTAAGTTCAAAGAGTTTCTCGTACTCTCTCCAAAGAGCCTGAGAAGTAGAATACTTTTCAAATCTCTCTAATTCATCAGCATACTTTCTTGTTTCTGTTCTAAACTTATCAAGTACAGTTTGTCTATCTAACCAGGCTAGTTTACCAATCTCAGATTCAAATAATTCATCAGCTTCATATACTTCAGGTAAATACTTATTCCACATGTAATCCATGTTGAACTTTCTAAGCTCTTTAGCTGCTTCAGCTATCTTTATTGTATCACCAGTTTCTCTAGCCTTTTGATAGTTATTATCTAGGTTCTTAAGATCAAATCTATATCCTTTAAATTCATTCTGAAGAGTATGTACAAGTCTTTCTACAAGCTCTCCTTGATCATTAAATATACCTACAGTATCTTCAAATGTTGTAAGCTTAAGAAGTTGACGTGTTGCTAGCTTGTTAAAACCTACTTTTTCTAATGCTTTTTCTAGTCTTGCTCTAAATCTTTCAGACTGTTGCAATGCTTCATTCATAGCATCAGTTCTTAGATCTTGAAGATATACAGCAAGACCACCTACTATAGGGTCATTACTTGATGTGTATGCTTCTAAGAATCTGTTAAACCAGTTTACGTCTTCTACCTTACCTTCAAGGAGATCTCGTATTTTACCTTCATCAACCTTAAAGTTGTTATAGTCAGTAATGAACTCTTGAACAAATTGTTTATTAGCTCCTCTAGCAACTAGAGCATTCATATCATCTTGTCTAAGATTATCATCAATGATTTTATTATAGAACTCTTCTATTTCTTCATCTGACAACGGATCTTTTATTTTTTTAAGGGATGTTAGTAGTTTTGACTTAAGTTGATTTTTAACAAAGTCATGCATGTATCCTGTATATTCTTTATAGAATTTTACAGAAGACTCTTTATAGATCTCTTTAAGTAAAGTATTTCCCCGGGAAATATTAGTATTAATCTGAGAAAGCATTTGTGAGAAAGGATTATTAGTTGCCATAGCAAAATCCTTTACCATAATTTGATCTGTGTTGTACATCAAATCTTGCCAACCGGCCAGTAGGTTGTTATATATACCTACTAATGTCATTACTGAACGTGACCCTAGATTTTTATTTGACTTTAACTCATATAAATCTTTTACAATATTATCTACTATATTGTTAATAGTATTGAAGCTATGTACAACATTTATAGATTGCCGGGTAAGATATTCTATTCTTTCCTGTTCAGATACTAATGCATCATCTATTACTTGTTCTCTTGTTCTTTTACCTGTTTTGGTTACTGTCTGATAACCTACTAAACTAGTACTGATACTAGGAAGTAATTCATTTGTCCCTTCCTTTAAGATAGCTTTTTCAAGCATCTTATACTCAGGTGAACTTCTTTTAAGTTTTCTTTTAGATTGCAGAGAAGCATTAACATTAGAATAGAAAAGATTGATTGTCTTCATCATTGCATCTGCAGAGATATTCTTAGCAATTTCTTTTGCAGTATTATCTAGTTTGTTAATCCTATCTTTTTCTGCCTTTAAGAACATAAGATAGTCTTTTTCTGTAGGTATAGCAGCTAAGTCAAAGACATCACTGTTTACCATCTTTTCAGCAAGCTCCTCTAATGTAGTATTAGCATTAATATCAGATACTTTAATCTTTTGTCCAAATAGTTTTCTTAAGATCTGCTTTATTGAATAGAGTAGATTTCTAATGAAGCCTTCAAAGCCTTTAGACTCAACTTGTTTATTGATATTATTATATGCACTTTTCTGTAAAGCATGTACAATTACTTCTTCCTTAAAGAGATTACTTCCCTCTTTTAGTTCAGGATAAAGTCTTTTAACTTTTTCAATTATCTCTTGCCCTTCAGGTGTAAACTTTACTTGATCATATAAGTTATTAAACAACTCAGAATTGTCTCTTCTGATAGCGGCTATAAGTGGGTGAGCAAATTCGTGTAAAACACTATTAAGATTAAAGTTCCCACGTACAAAATATGCTGTGTTACCATAATAGAATGCCGGTTCACCATTATACTTAATAGGTGCATCCTCAAGTATTTTAACTGCAGTATCTCTATCAACAATCTGGTAACTTATACCAAGACCTACTTTTAATCTTTCTGCCATAGCCTGGGCTATTTCTTCAGACTGATTTTCTTTAAGCTTAGTTATAGCATCTTCTACTGAAACTATTTTAAATTCAGGTTCTCTATAAAATGAGTAATCCACTTCTGGAGTTTTCATGAACATAGGAGTACCAGAAATAAACTGTTTAAATCCTTCTATATCTTGTTTAGAACCTAATATGTGAATTTGTTCTGGTTCAAATATTAAAATTTCTTTGACATTAAGTATGTTAGTAACAGAATCATATCCAAATTTTTCTTGCAAAATATCTGAAATAGATTTTACAGTGATTTGTTTATTATTAGCAATTTCCCAATATTTTCTTCTGGTATTTTTATCTAATGTGTTTGAATCAATGCCAGTCATTTTTGCAACAACATCAAAGTAATTAGACACTTGAAATTTTGGATCTTCTTCTTTAAGCTTATTTGCTACTGTATTGTAATCCTCACCGTATTTTTCAAAGATTTTTTTTGCATTGACTATAGTAGGTATAGTATAATTTCTTGACCTACTGTATGCACGTTCTTTTCTTTTATATTCTGCCCATTCCTTTTCCCATTGTTCTTCTGTATAGTCACGCTCTTCCCAATTTGAATAACTGTCATCTGTCAATATATCATTTTTATACTCAAGAAATTCAGCTCTTAGTTCTTCTAAATTAAGAGTTGGTCTGAAATAAAAATAAAAACCATCACCTAAAAATAAACCATCACCTTGATTTATTCTTTCTTTAAGAAACCCTTCTTGAGTTATATTTTTGTTATCAGTGTCATGATAAACAATATCTTTTACTTGACTATCAGGAAATATAGTATCAAGATATGCAGAGTATTGTTCAGGAGTACCAATAGATGCCAATTCGGGATTAGATTCAAACAAATCTTCTACTCCTTCTTTTACTTCTTTTACATTTTCATTTATAGCATCAGGTCTTTGATTTGCTTCTCTAGTTTCTTTAGCTTCAATTAGTTTATCTAGATTGTCAAAAAGAACAATATTAGCATCTGCTCTTTTAACTCTTTTTCTTAGAGTTCTTTCTTTTGTATATTCTGCAACAGTTTCAGATTCAGATATTGTAAAAAGAAGATTCCCCTGTGTATTGAGTCCATACTCATTAATAGCTCTTTCAGTAAATACAACATTGGCCATATTAAACTTATTCAAGTCTAATATTTC